ACGAAATTATATTTAAAGATATATTACCTTGTAATCTTGAAAATTTATGTATTGCATCAACGTCATTTGAAAACTTACAAGAGTTAATAAAAAAACACCATGAAGAAGAAGTAGAGAATAAAGATAAAAAACAAGATACATCAATAAATTACGAAAAATTATACAAAGAATTAGAACAAAAATATAAAACATTAGAAGAATTGACTAAACAACAAAATGAACAATCTATATTAACTAAAATAATTTCGGCGACATTCTAAAATAAATATATTTTAAAAAAATATATTTATGTAATGGACTTAAATTATTTAAATATAATCTATTAATATTTATTATAAATATGGATTTCTTTCTAATCATTAAAAAGGGAAAAGAAAAACTTGAATTTTTGTGTAATGTTTGTAAATGTAAAAAACCATCTTGGTTATTTAATAATAATAAAACAAAATGTAAAGATTGTGAAAGAATGGAAATTTTAAAAGAACGATATAATTTAAAAAATTAAATTTAAATATCATTTATTTTTAATTATCATTTACAATTGAGTAATAGATGTTTCTTGTTGGTTTATTAACATCTTCTAATTTTTTCATAATATCACCAATATAATCTTTTGCATTGTCAATTAAATCATCGGTTATTTTTTGAATACGATTTGCTTCATCTGCTGCAACTTCATCATTACTTATTTTTGCATCTTTCATTTCTTTATGTAATACTTTATCATTTTTATCAAAGATTGTATAACTAATATCATATGTGGTTTCCATTTTAATAAAATCTCCAATAATATTTTTATTTTTTTCAAATACATCTGGTTTAATAATAATTGACATTAAGTTATTGTTTTTAATTTCATTCTTTGTATTTTTAATTCTTGTATATAATGATTTAATAAGCATTGAATATTTTTTACGTTTAATAATTAATTCTTTATCATTACTTCCTTCAAGAATTTGTTTTTTAAGTTTTGCATCAATCTCTTTAAGTTTTTGTAATTTTTCTTTTAATCTTTTTTCATTTGTTAATTTTCCAACATTTGCGTTTTTCTCAATATTAAGAATATCAATTAATGATACATAAATCATTTGATAATATTGAACTAATGACATTCTCATATCAATATTTTTAGTTGAATTTAAGTTATTAAATAAGAATTGTGCGAATTGATATATATTTTCAAATTGAATATTGCTACGACGTCCGGATAATCCTTTTAAGATTTCTTCAATTTCTACTTTTGAAATATTTAAATTAATTTCATCATATGAGAATAACATATTTCTTTCATTTTTTTGTCCTGCATTAATTTTAACAACAACATTTTTACCTTGACTACGTTTATGATAACCATCAAGTTCATTTTGAATATTTAAAATAGAAATTTTTAACATTTTAATTGTTTCTAATCGATGTTTTTCAATTTCTTTTAATTCTTCTGCAAATAGAATTTTTTTAATAGTTAAGTTCATTTTAAGTTTTTGTAATCGTTGTTTTGCATAATTCATTTCTGTTTTTGATAATTTATTATTTTTATCACCAACTAATTTTTCTAATTTTGCTAATTCTTTTTTACGGAAAGTCATTGCTAAATTAAATTCTACATTATCAATTACACCTAACATTTGAATGTTATTTTTAGTTTTGAGTAATCTTGTGATTTCATCTTTATATTTATTTTGTAAATCAGTAATATATTGAATACGTTTTTCAAGAGAAGCATTAAATGTTGATTTAATAACAGATGACATTTTAATATCTTGAACTTCGCCATAACGACCTTTATGAGGTCCTTTTGTAATTCTAACAATTTTATCTTTAAAAGAAGATGTTAATATAAATGCAGAACGTTCTACTATGACTAAATCTTCATTTGCAATATTAACTAAATATTTATCTCCAACTTTTTTATCTACAACACCAATTTTTTTATTTGATAATAACATTACTTGTTTTTTAATTACATCATTTTTTTCTCCTTCTAATAATTTTAATGAATTACTATTCATATATTTTCCAATTTTATCACTTACTACTAATTTATCAATTGTCATTAAGATAACAAGTGTTTTAATAATATCATATTCAACAGATACTAAAAATGATTGGTCTTTTAATGCATCATTCTTTTTAACTTCTTTTGTTAATTTATATTGTAAAGCTGCGAATTTATGATTATATTTATCAATCATGTCTGATACAATTTTAACAATTTGTTTGTTTGGTGTGATATCTAATACTGATGATAATAAATTTAATGTTTCAAATATCATATTCTTTCTTTTTGCAATTACTTGTTCTTTAATTTCATCTTCATTTTTTAATAATCTTACAAGAGCATCTTGTTCAATAACTGAAATACCTTCATTACTTTTAAATTCAACTTCATCACTAATTTCAACATTTGGGATAAAAATTTTTGCAGGAGCTGTATATGATACTAATTTTTGTTCTTTAATATCACCTTTCATTAATGAATATAAATGTGATTCAACTGATAATACTTTTTCCATTTCTTTTTTAGAAATATTCTTTTTAAATGGGTTAAAATTATATTTTGTCTTAACATCATTTGCAACTGTATCTAATAAATATTTTAGATAATATAAATCAGTTTTCTTATTTGGTGTTTGTCCTTGAACACGGAAATTTTGAAATATTTTTTTATTTAAGTTAATGGCAAAGAATAATAGTTCATCTTCATTTAGAACTTTATGTTTTTTATTTTGATTTTCGATTACTTTATATGTTTTTGTTTTAATATGTTTATTAAATAATTGTTCTAATACTTTTGCATTGGTTGTCATTGGAACATATACTTCTTCAATTTGTTTAAGTTTATTTGCCATTAATTGTTCATTGAGTTCATCAAAAAGATTACTTAAACTAGACATTGCGACTGAATCATATTCTACTAATTCAAATAATGTGACATCTTTTTCTACTGTTTTATTATAAAAATTATAATCGTAAAAAAATCTGTGTAATTTATGAGCAATAAATTCTAATAATGCAGTATTTGTTTTTGTATATCCAGAATCTCTTGCAGATTTCTTTAATTCATTAATAATAAATACAATTAAATCTTCAAAACTATTACCTGTATAAACTTTAATTAAATGTTCATTATCAAAATAATAGAATAGATTTTTATAATCATTATTAAATTCTTTATTTAAATACATATTTAATGAATTAATATAATGACCGAATATTTTTGAGATTACGCCATTAAATACATTATTATTAATAGATTTTAAATCTTTTGATACATTAAATTTATCTATAATGGTATTAATACGATTTTCCCAAGTATTAAATAAAGTAAAAATATTAATAATTCTATCATCTTTCATTATTTTGGGGGCAGCAATATAAATAACATCTTTACCTTGTTTTTTATTTTGTCCTAAATATAAATTTACTTGATTTTGTAAATAAACATCATCGTGTTTTTTATTTTTTAACATTTTCTTTAATATTTCTGGACCTTCATTTTCTAATGATTCGATATGAACTAATTCGTTAATATCTTTTGATAATTGTTTATTAACATAATGATTTAATATTTCAAAATTATCAACTGAACCATAAACCATATCATTAATGACATCATAATCATCTAAAATTTTATTATATTCTTCTTCAGAAATATCACCATCTACATAAAATTTTAGAATATAATTTAGAATATCAATTCTATCTTCTTTCTTTTGCATTTTATTTAATACAGAAGCAAAGATTGTTTCTACTGAGTTAGCAATTGAACTTAAATATTTTCCTTTAACTACAATAAGTTCATGTGTTTTTTCTAATCCTTGTCTTATAAAAAATCCTTTTAAATATTCCATATATTTTTTATTTGGTGGTAATTCACTAATTTGAATAATATCTAAAAATAATAGAATATCATTTGCATCACGAACACTTAAACCAAGTGTTTCAAAAGATTCTACATTAATTCTTTTTAAAATACTTGTATTTAAAATTTTCTCTGCACGTAATACGGACATAGTTTCTACAAAATATTTTAAATCAGTTTCCATTAGTGTTTTATAACGTTGAATATACATAAGTAATTCATTTGTAATAATAAAATCATCAATATACATTGTAGAATCTCCATAAACAAAATCATAAAATGATAAAAATACTTCATTAGATAATAATTGAGTAAGAAAGTCTAAATATTCTAGGGTATTAATTTTAAATTGTAATTTGTTTGCATGATTTTCAATAAAATAATTAATAAATTTTCTAACAACTAAATTATCTTTTGATTCTGAATCCATAATAAAATCATATGTTAAATTATCTGTTTTATATAATTCTACGATATGGTCTAAAGTAGTTGAAAGAATTTGTGATTCTAAATATTTAATTTTTGTTTTACTTTCTTTCATTTTGCTTTTATTTTTAATTTGGCTTTGGATTTCATATTCTTTTTTACTATCTACATATTCTTTATTTTCTTTTAATAATTTATTAACATCAACAAAATTAAAATATTTTTCAAGATTAATGTTTTTCTTAATTTTGTTATTTAATAATTCAATGAGTTTATAAGTTCTAAGTGCTTTAACTTTTGATTTTTGTGTAATACTAGGTTCAATATATAAGATAATTTCTGATACTAACATATTTTTAAATTCAGGAATGATTTTTCTATTAAAGTAAGTGGTATATTCTTCCATATCTGAATATTTTTCAGATAATAAATCAACAAAATAGATAATTTCTTTTAATTTGATATCAACGATTTCATTTGGTAATAATTCACCAATTTTATCTTGTAACATATATTTAACTGTGTTAATCATATTTTTAATTTTGATATATATAATAATTATATATAATAAATTTTAAATCTAAAATATTTTAAATTAAATTAAAATAAGTCCATGACAACAATTGATTTTTTAAAAATTATCATTTTTATAAATATAAAAATGCTCCTTGATTCATTATGAATTCTTCTTCATTTTCCATTCTAAATGGTATTTCTTCTTTATTTTCCAAAAGATATTTAATATTCTCTTTAATTTGTTCTTTTGTATTTCTTCTTCTACCCAACATTATACTCATTGAGTAAAACATTTCTTCTGTTAAATATATTAAACTCTTAAAAAAGTTATTTTCCATTGAAAAATCTGTTGGTTTAATATATTTTAATAAATTTTTATTTCTATATTTCAATGATGCATGTAATTTATACATGTCTGTCATTTTAGTAGTCTTATGTAAATCATAAATATCAGAAAAAATTTCAGTTGTTATTTTCTTATTTTTCAAAATATATTCATATGAAGTATCTAAAATTAATTCATATGCTTCATTTGTCATTTCTGAACAACGTTTTACTGTTTCTTTAAATCCATATTTTTTATATACTAATTCAATTATATTATTACCCCACATTTTTCCTAAATGTTTTTTGGTAATAATCTTTGAATTTTTCTCAATATTATCTGCAATAACACCATCAATAGATGTCATTTTTTTGATTGTTTTCAAATCCAAATATTCAATTGTGCAACCGAATAAATCTGAATTTTCTACAAAATTCATTTTGAGATTTGAGATTGTTATAAGATTTAAAACAAGTAAATGTTTTAATAAGTTAAACTCTTTTCTGATTTTATAAAAGTTTTAAGTTATAACTCCATTTAAAATCAATTTTAGTTTTTTTTATAATTAATATAAATTAAAACAAGTCCATTTTAAATACTGATTTTTAATAATATTTATTTTATAAACTCATTGACCGTTTAATCTGTTTTTTTGGTTTTAAAGTTTTTCTATTAATTACACTAATATTATAATTATAAATTTCTCTGTTTGTAAATGTAAAATATCTAGGTTCTTTTTTCTTTTGTTGTTGATTAATAGTTATACTAATTGTTAAAGGATAACATTCAGAACAATTATGTGTTTCATATTCTTCCTCTGTTTCTAATTCTTTGAAACAACTTTCACAACAATGGTCTAAACAATTTTTACAAATTTCTTGTTCTTCATTTCCCTCAATAAAATTATCTTCTTCTTCACAACGTTGACAAGTCATTTTATAATTAAATATAAGTTAAAATTAATTCTTATAAACTGTATAAAAATCAATTTTCAAATTATTAAAATTGATTATAATTTATCTTATAACTTAACTATTTATAGTTTTTATATTTTATTAAAATGAATATAGATATTTATGAAATATTAAATGAAAAAAATTTAGAAACAATTAAATTACTTTTAAAAAATGATTTTAATATCAAACAACGCTATGAAGAAGATGCAACTATATTACATTTAGCGTGTGATGGATATGATAAAAATCATAATTATAATTCAAACTCAACTGAATATAAAATAATAAAATTATTATTAGATAATGGAGCAGATATAAATTCAAAAGACAATAAAGGAAATACACCTTTGCATCTTGTATGTTCATTAAATAATTTAGAAATAATAAAATTATTAGTAGAGAATGGAGCAGATATAAATTCTAAAAATAATATAGGACAAACACCTTTGCACGTTATGTGTTGTTTGGATGGCAATGGAGAAATTCAAATAGTAAAATTTTTATTAGATAATGGAGCAGATATAAATTCTAAAAATAATCAAGGAGTTACACCTTTGCATTTGGCATGTATCGTAGGATTTTATGAAGTAGTAGATATCTTATTAAAAAATGGAGCAGATATTAATATTATTGATAATTTTAAAGAAATACCATATGATGGTGCGTATGAAAATAGATTTTATAATATATGTGATTTATTATATGAACACCAAAAAACATTAAATAAAAAAGAAAAAAAATTTAATATAATACATAATAATCAAATAAGGGATACAATTATGTTATATGAAATATTAATTAATAAAGTAAAAGAAAAGAAATTAGCTGAGGATATTATTCAAATAAAAAATGAAATAGAATATTATGAAATAGAATATGATGAATATGATGAATATGATGAATATGATGAATATGATGAATAATTAATTTTTTAAAAAAATAAGTTTATATAATGGACTTGTTTTAAATATAAATTTAAAATTGATTATAATTTATCTTATAATTTAACTATTTATAGTTTTAAATTTTTTTAATATGTCTGACACTGATTATACAGATAGCGAATATGATTCGGAAAATGATAAATCAACTGAATTTTATTATACTGAATTTTATTATACTGAAGAAACAGATAGTGAATCAGATAGTGAATCATCGGATAATTCATCAGATGAATCATCGGATAATTCAGATTATGATAAAAAAAAATATAATAAATATGATGATTATTATAAAAAAAAAGATGAAGAATATGTAAATAAATTAGTAAAAAATGGAACAATAAATGAAAAAGATGAACTTGGGAAAACACCGTTATATTTTGCTTGTAATAATATAAATATTGAATTATTAAAAATGTTATTAAAAAATAATGCAAATATTCACTGTTATTGCGAAGAATTTAAACGTTGGCCATTACATCTTGCAGCATTACATGGTACAAGTTCTTGGCAAATTCGCGAAGAGGAAGAGGGAGAATATTTAATTGATGTTTTATTAAAAAATGGAGCAGATAAAGATATAAATGAACAAGATTTTAATAAAAAAACACCATTGATTGTTGCTGTAGAAAAAAACCATTATACTGAAGTTTCTCGATTAATAAAAAATGGAGCAAATGTAAATAAAATTGATAAATATGGATATACTGCATTACATTATGCTATACAAAATTATCTTGAAAATTATAATTATAATTATTTTATAAAATTTTGTGCAATGCGTACTATTAAATTATTATTAAAAAGAGAAGATATTATTTTAGAATCATCATATAGTAAATATATAACTAAATTATTATATTATGCAAAGAATGATTTAAATGATTTAAATGAGAATAAAATAAAAACAATAATAGAAAATAAAATTCAGGAAATTAAAATAAAGAAAGAAAAAGATAAAAAAGAAATAACTGAATTATTATCAAATTATATTAATGAAAAAGGAATTATCAAAGATATAATGGAAATAAAAAATCAAATGGAAAATATTAGATAATTTTAAAAAATAAATTTATGTAATGGACTTGTTTTAATTTTAAATAAAAAATAATTATTTATTTAAAAAAATTTAAATAATTTTCTTTTCTTTTTTTTTAAAGTTTGTTTTCTTAATTCTTGATTTTCTTTTAAAATACTTTCAATCGTTTTTTTTAATTCTTCATTTTCTTTTTCTAAATTTTTATTTACTTTATTTATTTTTTCGATTTCTTCTTTTTGACTAGTAATAACAACATTTAAAATACCATTTTTCCTAATTAATCGTGAAACTTCTTTATCACAAACATTTTTCACAATTGGTTTATTTTTATAAATATATTTTTTGTTATTCTCTTGTAATCTTAATTCTTCTTCTTCTTCTTCTTCTTCTATAATTGGTTGTTCATTCATCCTTCGTTCTTGAATATATCCAAGACGTCGTGTTTTAAAAAATTGTTTTCTTCGAAAAGCTGTAGGTGATAACATTTTTAATAAATTATTTATCTATTATAATATAATCAATTTTCATTAACATTTGTATTTAATGCGTTTTGGGTCATACCATAATGTTCTTCCATTAATATCTTTATTAATAATATTTGATTTATCTTTTCGAGTATATGCTTTAAAATTTAAATATTCTTTTTTTGAACTATCATTTTCAAAATGTATTTTTGATAATTTACCATATGATTTATAAATCTTTTTCCAATATTTTTTTGGAACATCATTAAAAATACAAAAAGGGTCAATCTTAGTTTCATATAATATTTCTGCTCGTAAATAATTACCAAGACCAGCAAATATTCCTTGGTCCATTAATTTAATAGCTAAAATTTGTTTTGATTTCTTTTTCTCAATATATTTTGAATAAAATTCTTCAAATGTTATTTTTTGATGAAGTGGGTCATAACCTAATTCATTAATATATTTATCTATATTATTAACAATACGAATTGTTGCAAATTTTCTAACATCATTCATATAAAATGATTTATTATTTGAAAAGTTAAATGATAATGAATTATATTTTTCATCTTTTATTAATGAAATATCTCCAGTTAAACCCATATTCATAATAATATGATATTCACTATTTTCAAAAATTATAAATATTCTTTTTCCAATATTATAAATATCTTTAACTTTTATTGGAAATTTAATTTTATCTAAATTATCTAATGATTTTTTAAAATATTTACTATATGAAGAAAAAATAATTTCTTTTAAAGTTTTTTCTTTAAATGATTGAATTAAATTTGTCATATAAGTGATTTCTGGTAATTCTGGCATTAAAAAGTATATTATATAATATTTAAGTAAATAAAAAAATAATAATTTTATATATAAAGATGACTTCTTATCCAGGAAATAAAAATAATATTCAAATAGAAGGATATCCTGAAACTAATAATAATTATCATTCAAGAGAATATTATTATATTGTATCAGAACCTCAAAATTATAAAATAAAATATAAAAAGGAGAAAAAGAAGAAAACAATATGGAAAAGTTTATGTTGTTTATTTTGTTGTTTATTTTGTTGTTTTCCATATTAATATAAATATATTAATATATAAATATATATTAATATAAAAATGTTTGGTTTTAAAAAAAGAAAACAAAATAAAATTCAAAAAATTCATCCTGAATTAATTAATATTATAAAATGGCAATATAATTTTTATAGAAAAAATAAAAAAAATACAGATTTATTTATTCAATATTAATATTTATTTAAATCTTAAAAAATCTATTATTTTATTGAGAAATTTTATTTTTTTATTATTTTTATCAAAAGATTTTATTTTAATGCAATCATTATATATTGGTAGATATAATTTTTTATTTTTACTATTTTTATATCTTTGAATATCTTCATTAGAAAAAGTAAAAAATCTAGGTTGAGATTTTATCTTTTCTTTTGATTTTATATATTCATCAAATAAATCACTTCTTTTATTTTCTTCATGTTTTACTTGAATATATTCATTTATTAATTCTAATTGTGTTTTTCCTGGTGTTAATATTAAAAAATCTTCATATCCATCTTCATCAGAGAAAAATACTTTATTTAATGATAAAGAAGGTTCTAAATCTTCAAATGAATAAAATTTATTTGCATAACAATAATAACAAAGTTTTCTTTCAAAATCTTTTTTAGTATCTAATTTATATCTACATTTTTGACAATTCATTTTTAATATATAAATAATTAATACCTTTTTAATTATTTATATAAAATAAATTTTGATTTTATTTTAATCTATAAATTAAATTTTGATTATTATGAGTTGTATAATATAATTGATATTTTTTAAGATTATTTTTTAATTTATTATTTTCTTTTTTAATATCTATAATATCACTTTTATATAATTCATTTAGAAGTGTTAAATTCTCAATTTTTTTATCTTTTGATAAGATAGTTAATTCATATCCATTATAATTTTTATTATCAAATTCTTCCCAATAAGAAATATCATCTTTTAACTTTTCATTTTCTAATTTTAAATCATTTAATTTTTGTTCAAGTTCAACAATATCATCTTTTTTAGTTTTTAACTCATCACATACTTTAAGTTTAATTTTTTTTTGTTGATTTAATTTTTTATCTTTATTATAAGATGATATACAACAATAAATACATAAAAAGTTTGAAGCAAGAAATGTTGAAAATAATATATTATTATTCATGTGAATTATAATTTATATAATTATATAATAAAAATCAATTTTTCTAAAAAATTTAATATATTATTATATAATTATGAGAAAACAAAAAGGTGGAAAAATTATTGGTAAAGGTTTTACGGCCACAATCATTTCTCCAGCAATTAAAATAAAAGGGAAATATGGAAATAAAGTATCAAAGATTTTTGATGTATCTAAAAATGGAAAAAGTGACATGGATACTGTTTTTAAAGAATACGAACTTGCAAATATAATCCATGAAAACGACCCAACAAATACATTATTTATTGGGGCAATTGCTATAGAAATAATTGAAAATAATAAGACAGTATTATCAAAACAAAATAAAGAAGATTTAAAAAAAATATTTGGAAGAATACCACCAAGAGGTACCGCAATTAATATGGTTATGGAGAAAGGATATGACTTTAGAAAAATAATAAAACAATTAACAAAAGAAGATGTAATAAAAACATTATTATATTTATTAAATACAATTAGTAATATGTCAGATATAATGAAAATCGGACATGCTGATTTACATATTGGTAATATAATGTTTGCAAAAAGTTCAAAAAATAAAATTCATCCAGTTATAGTTGATTTTACTCCTAAATTTATATTTCTTACTAAAAAAGATTATAAAAATCTTGTAAAAGATAGATGGACAGAAGTATTATATCCAAAATTTCATTTAGATTTTCCAGCATTACATACTGCTCTTTATGGAAAGACTATAACAGAAACAACAAAAAAGAACTTAAAAGAATTTCATAATATGAGTGAAAAAGATTTTAAAAAAATAGTTAGATTTATGAAGAAGATTGATTTAGAAAAAGGTTATAAAATATTAATAAATAAAATGATGATGTTATATGTTGCAAAAGCATTCCGTTATAATAAACACATAACATCAGATAAAAAATTATCAAAGATTATTAAAAAGATGTTAGACGTTAATCCAATTACAAGATTAACTTCAATACGAGCAACGGAAATGCTTAAAAAAATCCATCCATATAAGGAGATAGAAGATTTAGAAATTGATATTACGAAAAATAACATTAAATTATAAATATTAAAGTATATTTACATTAATATTTAAATTATACCCTAACCATCATCTGGTTGTTATTATTTTTTAGAAAAAATGCAATACCTCCTCCAACAAGTAAAATAGTTAAAAGTATGATAATTATCCATAATGTCATATTTGAATTATTATTTTGTGGTTTTATTTCTGATGTTGTTTCTGGTTTTGTTTCTGTTTGTTGAATTTGTTGTTCTTCTTTTTCTTTGCTTTGTGCGGTAATATCAACATAAGTAATAACTACACTATATAATCCAGCCATTTCAGATTTAAAATCAATATCATTTTTTGCGTCACTTTTCCATCTGAATAATAAGTTTCCTTCATTATCCGAACTATTACTATAATATATTTTTATTGGATATGATATACCTTCTTCTAATTGGACTGTTTTTGTTTTTGGAGAAGTAGTATGATTTACTCCACTATTATCAATAATCAATTCATTATTAAAATATAAATAAGATGAATCATTTGATGTTAATTCAAAGGTAACATTCTGGGTTCCTGGTAGAGGTGGTATAGTAATAAAACCTGTATATATATAAGATGTTAATGGGGTATATTTTACTGTTTTTAAATCAGTAATAATATTTTTATTTTTTGGAATTTGTTTTTCAAGAGATTCAAAATCAGTATGATTTCCAGAATAAATCTTTTGTTCTAATCCATAATCATATTGCTTAATAAGAAAGTGTTCAACTAAATGATTATATGGTTTAAAATAATATATTAAACCAGCTACCATAACTAATGATAATAACATTAATTTTTTTTGTTTCATTATTTTATTGATAATTTTTTTAAAATTCTTATTCATAATATATATAATAAATATTTATTAAAAAAATATTTATTAAAAAAATATTTATTAATTTATGCCATTGGTGGTGAAGAACGTCTTAAAAAGTTTGGTCTACGAAATTGAGGTCTATATTGTCTAATACGTTGGAATGCTTCTGGATTTTTTTTATAAAAGAAAAATGTGATACCTCCTAAAAATAATACACCACCAAGAACACTTAATACAATTATCCATATTTTTTTAGTTTTTGCGGCTGCAGCATCTGCTTCTTCTTTTTCTTTTGCAAGTTTACTATCTAAATCAGCATTAATTTCTGATTTAATTTTATCTGCTAATTCTTTTTCTGCTGCTTCTTTTGCGGCTTCTTCTGCTTCTGTTATGGCACGTTGTTCCTCTTCTGCGATAACATCAACTGATGAAAATTTAGTTGATAAATCTGTGGAATATTCTGGTTGAGTAATAGTATTTTTCCATTTTAATGTCATATTTCCTGGACCACCGGCATTACCATAATATATCTTAACTTTATATGCAACATTTGCGAGTAATGGTTTTGTTCCAGTTTTTACAACAGTTGTATCTGCTTTACCATTATCAACAACTAAATCATCTTCAATATATAAATGAGAAGAATCATCTGAAGTTAATTCAAAAGTATATGTATCATCTTCATCAACAATGATATAACCACTCCACATATAAGAGATTAATTCAGGGGTTGTTGACATAGCGATTTTTGAAACATTACCATCATCACTTAATACATCATTATTTTCAAAAAAAGAGATATCATCATTATAATAACCAGTATAAGTTGTTTGTTTTAAACCAGCATTTTCTGATGAAATTGTAAAATTTTCAATAATATAATTATATGGTTTAAAATAATATACTAATCCAGCAACAATAATAATTGATAATACCGATAATAACATTAATATTTTTTGTTTCATGAATATTTTCAATATTTTATCTAAATATAGTTTTATTTTTTTTAACATTTTTAACATTATTTATTTATATAATAAATAATTATATTTTTTATAAATAAAAAATTAAAAATAAAATAAGTCCATTATATGTAGTTTTTTTTTAAAAATTAAAATTTCCGTTTTTCATTCGTCATGCATAACACAACTCATTAATGAATGAGTTGTCCATTATACATCCCATCCAGGAATTGTATGTCCGTTTCCGTTTTTCATCATAGACATATTTATAATCAATTGTTTCAATGATGCGGTGTACATCGTCATGCAACTGTGGTATCGTTAGGTCTAGTAATTCATCTAATGTTAATGATTCAACATATAAGATGACTACTAGACCATAATAACAATCTGAAATCTTTTCTTTATCAGTTGTTATGGTTTTGATTGTATCTTTTTCTAAATCTTTATAACCACTGTATGTAATCGAGTATTCAATACCCTCTTTATCCAATATTTTTACCATTTCAAGAACATCGTATGGACATTCAGGAGCAAATTTAAATGTATGCTCCTTTACAAATTGTTCCATTTTATTCTTATCATCAATAACAATATTTTCAAGTTCTTTTGGTAAAGTATCAAGTAAAGACATTGTTAATTATTGGTTATAAAAGTTATAAGTTATAATTTATAACCTAAATAAAAATCAATTTTAATTTAGGTTATAAATTAAATTTATTTTATGATAATAATGAAGATGTAATTTCTTAACAAAATTCAACTTCGTCCCAATCAATTGTTTTAAAGATGCGCTATGACTTCGTCCCAATCAATTGTTTCAAAGATGCGATATGAATCGGAAACCATATTCCGTATTATTAGGTCCATTAAATCATCTATTGTTAATGATTCAGCATATAAGATGACTACTAGACCATAATAACAATCTGAAATCTTTTCTTTATCAGTTGTTGTGGTTCTGATTGTATCTATTTCTAAATCTTTATAACCACTGTATGTAATCGAGTATTCAATACCCTCTTTATCCAATATTTTTACCAATTCAAGAATATCGTATGGACATTCGGGAGCAAATTTAAATGTATGCATATTTACAAATTGTTCCATTTCATACTTATTATCTATAATAATATTTTCAAGTTCTTTTGGTAAAGTATCAAGTAAAGACATTATTAATTATTGGTTATAAAAGTTATAAGTTATAACCGAAATAAAAATCAATTTTAATTTTTTGAAAGTTAAAATAAAATTTAAAATAATATATAAAATAATTATATAGATGAAATCCATATTTTTATTTAGAAGAGATTTAAGACCATTTGATAATATTGGATTAAATAAATGTTTAGAAGAAAGTGATAAAGTATATCCAATTTTTATTTTTACGCCAACACAAATCAAGAATAATCCATATAAATCATCAAACTGTGTTCAGTTTATGATAGAATCACTTGAAGAATTAAGTAAAAAATTAAAATTAAATTTATTTTATGGTAGTAATGAAGATGTAATTGAAGAAATTATTAAGAAAGAAAAAATTAATTCAATTTATACAAATACAGATTATACACCATTTGCAGTAAAACGGGATAATAATTTACAAAAATTATGTGATAAATATAATGTAAAACTTTCATTAAGTCATGATATATGCTTATATGAACCAGGAACAATTAAAACACAATCTGGTTCTGCTTATCAAAAATTCACTCCATTTTATAATGAAGTTTTACCAAAAAAAGTTTCTAAACCTAAAAAACCAAAAAAAAGTGTAAAAGAAAATACATATAAATTAAAAAATAAATTCTCTATTCAAATAAAAGATACAAAAAAATTTTATAAACATAATCCAAATAATAATGTTAAAGGTGGTCGAACAGAAGCAAAAAAAATATTAGAATCAATTAAAGATTTTAAAGATTATAATAAAATGAGAGATTTATTATCACAAGAAACAACTCATTTAAGTGCTTATAATAAGTTTGGGTGTGTTTCAATTCGTGAAGTTTATCATTCCATAAAAAAGAAGTTTGGTATTAAGCACTCACTAATCCGTCAACTTATTTGGAGAGACTTTTATTATCATCTTGGTTTTGCTTACCCACGAGTTATTGGTGGTCCATTGAAGGAACAATATGGTAATATCAAGTGGTCTGGTGATAAGAAAACTCTTGATGCTTGGAAAGAAGGTAAAACGGGATTCCCGATTGTTGATGCTGGAATGAGACAGTTATTATCAACTGGATACATGCATAATCGAGCACGTTTAATTGTTGCTAGTTTTCTAATTAAAAATCTTCAACATAATTGGTTAGATGGTGAAAAGTTTTTTGCACAACAATTGGTTGACTACGACGTTTTAGTCAATAATGGCAATTGGCAATGGGTAGCAGGAACAGGAGCCGATTCACAACCATACTTCCGAATATTTAATCCTTGGTCTCAAAGTCAAAAGTTTGATAAAGAAGCAGATTATATTAAGAAATGGATACCAGAACTAAAAGATATTCCAGCTAAAGATATTCATAACTGGGAAAAGACATATTCAAAACATAAAGTAGATTATCCATTACCAATAATTGATTATAAAAAATCTCGTGAATTAGCATTAGATATGTATAAAAAGGCACTAAAATAAAATTGATTTCTATCTAAATTATAACTAAAAATTAAAACTTCCAAAATGTCTTTTGATTTAACTACTTTACCAAAAGATATTGAAGATATTATTGAAAATAACGTCGTTGAATTATATCGCAACGATTTTTCAAAGGTATTGGAAGAATTAAAAGGAAAATTTATCATCTATGACAAAACAGAAATGACAAGAAGAATAAACAATTTTCACCAACGAATGCAAAATATTCACACACTAACATCAGATGAATTACTACAGATGGTAAGAGATAGTGTTATAATAGAAGACCCATATGCAACAATAAGACATAAATATTATAAAAAAGAAACATTAGAAGAAAATCGAAAAAGATGGGAAGTCGCACTTAAAAGACATAGAGAATATTTTGATTTTGGTAATCGAAATGAAAATCAAGAAGAAATGTCTTATTGGAGTCAATTTCTTGTTGTAAAATATGCACATCCAGAATTAACTAGAGATGATTATAGTTTCAGAAGAGAAGAGGCATTTGGTTGTTTTTAAAAAAATACTAATTGTGATGGACTTATTTTAAATATAAATTAAAATATATTTTAATTTATAATATAACATTAGTATGTGATATATCATATGAAGTTGGCTGTATAGATAAAAATTCTTTTTTATAATTCTTTTTAAAATCATTTTTTAATTTTTTTACAACAGTATTTGTAAGATTATTTGTAATATTATTTTTAAAAAGTTTTCGTATATTTATATTTGTATTTCTATATTTCTTTCTTTTAGAATATCTACATAATATTTTTTGATGTCTATTTATTTCCATTACTATTGTAGAATTAATATAATTGTGGTTAGTCGTCAAGTTTAGATTTTTAAATTTTTTTTTTAAAAGATGTGGTTTTTTTGAAAAATCTTCAGTATAAGATTGAAATCTATTATGAAAATAGCCATCTCTTCCAATATATGTCATCAATTTAGAAGTATCTGTTATTGCAATTTTTGTAGTAGTCATTGTAATATTTTTATTTGGAATGATATTCTTTTCGATATCATAATAAATTTCTTTAAGTATAGGTAAGATTTTTTTAGTATTCTCATAATGATTCATTTGATTAACATATTCATTAATAATATTTTCAATATCTTGTGGTAAAAAAGTTAAATCCATAATTAAAATGATTTTAATATATAAAATTAAAATCATTTTTCATTTTAAATTTATGTTTTTGAACAACAAAAAATTAGAGGATTATAGTAATAATACTGAGCGTATCTTTTCAAGGTTTCCTTTTAGGAAATCGTTTTTATATGCTTTATAATTATTAATTGCAGGCATATAAAGTTTATCTTTAAACTCTCTTATAAAATCTTCACTTAATACTTGACAAATAGTAATCATACGCCAATCAACTTTTTCTTGAAACTCTCTTATGAAATCTTCACTAAGTTTTTGTAACCAACAAATATGATACCAATCATCTAGACCTTGAAATTTATCTTGAAACTCTCTTATGAAATCTTCACTAAGTTTTTGGCGTTCAGGAATAACCTCCCATTTAACTTTATTTTGAAACTCTCTTATAAAATCTTCACTAAGTTCTTGGAACTCACTAATAACCTCCCAATTAACTTTATCTTGAAACTCTCTTATGAAATCTTCACTAAGTTTTTGGCATAGAGAAATATACTTCCAAATAACTTTATCTTGAAACTCTCTTATGAAATCTTCACTTAATTTTGAATAACCACTAATATTATCCCAATGAACTTTGTCTGTAAACTTGTCCTCCATAAACTTTCTTATGAAATCTTCACTAAGTCTTTGTCTACTAATATCTTCCCAACTAAGTTTATCTTTAAACTCTCTTAGAAAATCTTCACTAAGTTCTTGTCTATACATTTTTTGCCAAATAATTTTGTCCATAAACTCTCTTATGAAATCTTCACTATAATTATGGTAACTAATATACCCCCAATTAACTTTATCTTGAAACTCTCTTATGAAATCTTCACTTAATTTATACTGACTAATAATATTCCAATTAACTTTATCTTGAAACTCTCTTATAAAATCTTCACTTAATCTCTTATGAAAACCAACAATTCTCCATTCAACTTTATCTTGAAACTCTCTTAAAAAATCTTCATCAATTTCTGTATCTCTAGTAATCTCCACCCAATCACCGTTATGTTTTTCTATTAACTTATCTCTTAAATTGTATAAGAATTCTCCTCTTTCCATTTCTTTAACATAATATTCTATTATATTTACTATTCCTTTTTCTTTTACTAAATCTAAAAGTTCCATTTTTAAAATTAATTTAATTTAAAAAATCAATTTTATATAATTTTGTCCATAAACTCTCTTATAAAATCTTCACTAAGTTCTTGGTACTCAGCAATAATCTCCCATTTAACTTTATTTTGAAACTCTCTTATAAAATCTTCACTAAGTTCTTGGAACTCACTAATAAACTCCCAATTAACTTCATTTTGAAACTCTCTTATGAAATCTTCACTTAAATTTTGTGTTATAGAAATATTCCACCAACTAACTTTATCTTTAAACTCTCGTATAAAATCTTCACTTAAGTCTCCATGAAAAGAAACTTTTTCCCAATCAACTTCATTTTGATACTCTCTTATAAAATCTTCACTCGGTTTTTGTCTACTAATATTATCCCAACCAATTTTATCCATAAACTCTTTTAGAAAATCATCACTAAGTTTTTTGTCTCTAACATATGTCCAATCAATTTTGTCCATTAATTCTCTAAAAAAATCTTCATTATGTTTTTGTTTTAAAATATACCACCAATCAACTCTATCAAATTTATTTCGAAACTCTTTTATGAAATCTTCACTTAATTTTTGATGAAAAGAAATAGTTCCCCAATCAACTTCATTTTGAAACTCTCTCATAAAATCTTCACTTAATTTTTTCCACATACA